AGCGACCAGCCCGAGGCCGAGGAAGCCGAAGGCGAGGAGCAAGAGACCGAGACCCTCGAAGACGACGATGAGGGCGACGACGACGAGCAGGACGAGGACGAAGACGAGGACGGCGACGACGAAGACAAGCCCAAGCGTAAGTCTGGGTCGCGCGCCGCGCGCTACAAGCGACGGGCTGAGGCAGCCGAAGCCCGTCTGCAGGACATGCGCAGCCGTTCCAACGGCAGCCTTCCTGCAGACGTGAGCAGCGAGGCGGCACTCAATCGCCACATCGCGCAGCGCGTCTATAACGAAATCGGCGATCCGCCCAATCCACAAGACCCGAGGTGGAAGGACAACTACGTCGGGTTTGAACGGGCGGCCCAGGCCTACGAGACCGATCTGCGACAGGTCGAGCGTTCGGTGCGCAAGGAGATGCACGCCGATTACACGCGCGAGCGGGAGCGGATGGGTCAACTGGTTGCTGATCACAAGGAACGCATCGCGAAGCTTCGCACCAAGGTCAAAGACTTTGATGTGATCATGGCCCGCGCCACGGTCCCGGTGCATCCGCACGTCGAGCGCCTGATCCTCGAAAGCAAGCGATCTGAACGCATCAGCCTCGTGCTGGCAAAAGATCAGTCGCGGCTCGTCAAGCTCAACAACATGTCGCCCGAGGCAGCCGCTCGCGAGATCGGCCGCATCGAGGGACGCCTGTCTCTGCCGCAACCCAAACAGCAAACGCAGGCTCGTAAGCCTGTTGCTCCGCTGCGTGGTGGCGGTGCCGGCCCACGATCGGGTTTGGCTGAAGTCAACGCCTACATGAAACGACGGTACGGCGACCGCGACTAACAGCGTGGTGACCGGCTCGAGCCGCTAGCACAGGAGCTACGGCAGTGCCTAACACCATTCTGAACCCACAAATCATCGCCCAGACGGCGGTGCGAATACTCGAAAACGAACTCGTCATGGGTCGCCGCGTCTATCGCGGCTACGAGGAGGAGTTCGACAAGAAAGTGAACGGCTACGAGATTGGCGACACCATCTCGATCCGCAAGCCGCAACAGTTCAGTGTTCGGCAAACGGCAGTGGCCGTGCCGCAAGACGTGCAAGAGGGCAAGCTCTCTCTGGTCGTCAACAACCAGAAGGGCGTTGACTTCAAGTTCAGCGGCGTCGAGCTGACCTTGAAGATTGATGCACTCGCCGACCGCGTCATCCGGCCGGCAATGGTGCGTCTCGCCAACCAGATCGATGTTGATGTGATGAACCTGTACTCGCAAATCCCCAACTGGGTCGGACAGCCGGCAACTGGTGCTGATGCTCCGATCTCGTCGTTCGCAATGTTTGCGCGCGGCACCGAGCGCCTCGATCAGATGGCGTGCCCGCAAGACGATCGCTCCGCAGTGCTGGCGCCTGACAGCTACTGGGCACTTGCTGGCGGGTCGCTGACCCAGTTCCTGCCGAGCGTCAACCAGCAATCCTACCGCGCTGGCGAGATCGGTCAGATCGCTGGTGTCGGCACCTACATGTCGCAGAACGTGCCGACATTCACCGGCCCCGGCAACCTCGATGCTCCGGCGACCGTCACTGGTGCGCAGTCAACCACCTGGGCGGCGGCAATGAACACCGAGGCCATGCCCGGCGCCATGTCTCTGGTGACCGGTGCCTGGACCGGCACCACCGTCAAGGCAGGCACCGTGTTCACGATCGGCACGGCCGCGACCGCGGTACGTGCAGTCAACCCGGTGACCAAGGCGCAGCTGCCGTTCCAGCAGATGTTCACCGTGCTCGCTGATGCAACGGTGTCCGCTGGTGCAGCGACGCTCACCATTACGCCGCCGATCATCCCAACCTCGGTCGATGCGGCGTTCGGCACCACCGACATCGCAGCCGGTGCCGGTGCAACCATCCAAGTGGTGGGCGACGCCTCGGGCTCCTATCGGCAGAACCTGATGTTCCACCGCAATGCGTTTGCGCTGGTCATCGTGCCGATGGTCAAGCCGGCCGGCGCCGTTGATGTCGCACGCGAGAGCTATCGCGGCATCAGTGCTCGTCTGATCCCGTACTATGACGGCACCAACGACATCAGCAACTACCGCCTCGACGTGCTGTACGGCGTCAAGGTGATCGATAACCGCCTCGCCGTGCGCCTCAGCGGCGGCACTGCCACGCTCGGCAATCCGTCGCAGTAAAGCACTACGCCTCACCTGGGACGCGCCAATGCGTCCTTCTTTTTTGTGTCCACTATAGGAGATGAACACATGGCGAAGAAGCACCCTCCGAAAAAGAAGCGCAGCAAGGCGGACGAACCTGAGTTGTTTGCCGGCGAGACCAAGGACGCTCCGGTCTCCGGCAACGTGACAATTGTCCAGCAAGTGTTTGTCACGATGCCGAGCGTTGGCGTTGTTGATGAGCTGGTGATTGAGCAGCAATGTCTGGCTCTCGCGGCCGAGCCAGATCGGATCACTGAAACCTCGGGCAATTCGCACCTGCTTGATCCCAACAGGCCAATCACTACCGATGCCGCGGGCGTGCATCTCTTCTTCAAGCCACCGCTCGCTGTCGTTGCCGGCGGCACCTACGGCTTCCAGTTCCGTTGTGAATACAACGACGGAGCGACGCCGCTAGCGGCGGCCACCAAAAGCGATGCTGCCGCTGACGCCGAGCGCGCCGAAGCGGAGGCTTAATCGATGGCTCGGACACGCCGGGAGCTAATCGACGCGGTGCTCGACAATCTCGGCGTGCTCGTGCCTGGACAGGCGCCGAGCGACGAAAACGTGGCGACGGTCGATAGCATTATCGATCCCACCGTTGCCACCTTGGCGGCGCTCGGCATCATCTACATTCCCGACGCCGGCACACCCAACCCACCCGCTGGCGGCGAGATTGATGACGCTATTTTTCTGCCGGTTGCCGACAAATGTGCCTGGGCGGCGGCCGGTCGCTTCAACCAGGGCGACAATCCAGCGCTCAAGACGCTGGATGGTCAGGCCGACGTGACGTTGCGCCTGATCGGTCGTCCCGCATCCACGCGCCGCACGCTCTCGACCGACATGCAGCTGTCGGGCCGGCGTGCGCCGCTCAACCCACGCTTCTGGAGCAGCTAATGCCGCTCGGTCAGCTGCAGGTACCGTGGCCAGACAGCACGATGCCCGGCATTCGCACCCAGGAAAGCGGCGGGCGCATCATCAACGGCTATATTGATGCGCTCAGTGCCAGCGCACCGACACAGCTGATCTACCGACGGGCGCCGGGGCTGCGGTTCTTTGGTGCCTCGGCGCTCACCGGCTTTCGTGGTGCGATGCAGGTGGGCAACCTGTTGTATTGCGCGTTCAACAACAACCTCGTCACGTTCGGCGCAGCCGGCGGTGTTGCGACCGGCGTCGGCGCGGCCGGCAGCTTCACCGGCAGCGCCCGAGGCTTCTTTGCGCGCAACAACAAGACCACACCCGACATGGTGTTTGTTGATCCAGCCGGGACGCAGATTGCATTCACTGCCGGCGGTGTTTTCACCAGCCCGATCGATGCCGACTTGCCGGGCGTCAATTCTGTTTGCTGCGTTGACGGCTTCTTCATTTTCACCGTCGCCGACGGTCGCGTGTTTGCCTCCGATCTCAACACCACCTCGGTTAATCCGCTGTCGTTTGCTGCGGCCGAGAGCAAGCCCGATCAGCTGGTGCGGGGCCTGCCATGGGCCGGCAATCTATTCCTGTTCGGCGCCGCGACCACCGAGGTGTGGACCAACATCGGCGCCTCGCCGTTTCCGTTCCAGCGATCGGTGGTGATCCCACGTGGCATCGCCGGGCCATACTGCGTCGCCGGCTTCGAAGATAATTTCAGCAGAGCACTGGTGTGGGTTGCCGATGATAACACCGTGGTGCAGCTCAACGGCTACACGCCGGTCAAGATCAGCCCAACCGATCTCGATGGCCTGATCGAGGACGTGACCAACAAAAACGAACTCGAGATGTCAGTGTTCATGTCCCGCGGCCATGCCTTTGTCATCCTGTCGAGCCTGACGTGGTCGTGGGTGCTCGATCTCAACACCGGCAAATGGGCCGAGCGGCAGAGCTATCTGCTGCCGCGCTCGCGGATCACCGGAGGCGTCTACGCTTTCGGCAAGTGGCTCGTCGGCGACATCTCCTCCGGCAATGTCAACTGGGTGAGCGACGACGTTTACACCGAGGTCAATCCTGATCTGTCGCGACCGCCGCAGATATTCCGCTGGCGCGTCGAGAGCGGCCCGGTGCAAAACTTCCCGATTGGCAATCGCGTTGGTCGCGCCGATTTCATGTTTGCGACGGGTGTCGGTCGCTCGACCGTCAATCGCGCGCAGGACATACTGAACGTCACCGCGGCGTCAGCCGGCGGTCCCGTGCGCCTGCAGCTGCGCAACACCAGCCTGATGCGCGAGGGCGACGCGGTGGTGATCTCCGGCGTCGGCGGCACCGTCGAGGCCAATGGTGTCTGGACCGTGCATCTGGTGAGCCCCGGCATCATCGATCTGCTCGGCTCGACCTGGGCCAATGCCTGGACCTCGGGCGGCACGCTGACCGAGCTTACGGCGCTCGATCCGATCGAGACCGATCCGGTGGTCGAGATTGCGTGGTCTGATGACGGCGGCCAGAACTGGTACGCACCGATCGTGCGCAAACTGGGCCGGCAGGCTGAGACCCAGCAGCTGATCTCGCTGGTCGCCTGCACCGGCCGCAGCTCCTGGCAGGGACGGCGCTGGCGGCTCGATGTCGCCGACCCGGTGCATGTTGGTTTCATGGGCGCGTCACAGAACGCCTCGTCCAAGGTAAGCGACTTTGGTTAGCGCCCCGATCCCGAGTGTCCCCATTGCTGACGTACGCACCGGGCTCGCGGCAAAAGACTGGTATGACTATCTCAACCAGCTCGGCAAGCCAGCAGCACCGGACAGCGGTGGCGGCAATATCATCGACACCTGGGGCGTCGTCTCGATCAAGGACTTCGGCGCCGTTGGCGACAACTTCACCGACGACACCGCGGCCATCAACGCCGCCTATGCCAGTCTCGCCGGCAAGGCCGGCGTCGTCATCTGGCCGGCCGGCAACTACAAGGTCACCGACACCATCATCTGCGGCGTGCCCACTGGCGGCAATCCGGCGGCGACCTCGTTCATCTCGACGTTCTGTCCTGGCGGTCAAGCGGCGACGACGTTGTGGTGGCATGGGCCGACGACGGCGGCAGCGATCTATGACGCCACCGCGATGCTGTTTGCGAAGAACAAGTACTTTATCTGCAGCGGTCTCGGTGTCCGCAACGCCACCGGCATCAAGGGCACCACCAACGCAATTATGCTTGGCGGCTCGGGCTCGGGCGCAAGCGGCACGCAGACACTCGGCGGCACGTTCCGAGGCTTGCTGATTGACGGTTTCAATTGCGGCATTCGCGACGGCAATTTCGGCGCGGCGTCGGAAATACTTTTTGAGCAGATGGAGATCGACAATTGTGACACTGGTTGGGTCGCAAACGATTTCAACACGCTCAACCATATGTTCACCAACCTCGGTTTGTCGAGCTGCGGCATCGGTATCGATACCGGTGTCAGTCAGGGCGTGTTCATCTACGGCGGCTCGTCAACTCAAAGTCAAATCTGCGATTTCAGGGTGCGTGGCAATAGCCAGACCGGCGGTGTGTTTGGTTATCGCAGCGAGGACGGTAATGCCATCGCGATTGGCGATGTTGGTGCGTGCTGGGAGATGCACAGCGTCAAGTCACAGTCGCCTGTCATAGCCAATGTGATCACTGGCAGCTTCGACAAGCTGCATATCGAGGCGTGCCACTTTGAGGCCGGCATCAACATCGCCTGGGGCGCGCATCTGCTCACGGTCCAAAGCACGCGGCTGTATGCCGACACAGCCACCAACTTGCCGATCAAATTCAATGTTCCTAGCGGTCAGTATTCCGGCGTCTCGCATGCGCTATTTCAGAACAACGAAGACATTGCCAACTATCCCAACATGGTGCCGATGCAAGACTTCATCGGCAATTTGCTGCCGGGCCAGACCAATGCCGGCGCCACGCTGATCTACGCGCCGGCAATCCATGTTCATCGTGAAGTGCAGGGTGCCGGCGGCGGCCTCGGTCGCGTCTACGGCCACGACTGGCTTGCACTCGGCAATGTGCGCCACCTCGGCGAGGGTGCGCCGCCGAAGGCACTGTCCGCTTATGATCTCACTGGCACGATCGGCACGCCGGTCTTTGGTACCAACCTGCGGGTCACCGGCAAGTTTGCCAGCTCGAACACTCTCAATGTGCTGTTCTCGCGTCCGGTCTCAATCCGCACCGGCTCCGGTTCTGGCGGACAAAGCCCGATCTTGAATGCGACGGTGGGACAGTTCTTTCCGACCGACAACGGCAAGCAAATCAAAATCCCTGGTAAGGGCAACCAGGGGATGACCGACTGGTATGGCTGGGCGATCCACTACATCGACAGCACGCACGTCTATATCTCGCCGGCCACGCCGCAACAGACGCCTGACGTTCTCACGGCGGTGGCATCGACCGTCGGCATCGATGAACCAGATGCCAACTATATGATTGCCGGGCTGTGTGGCGACGCCAACGAAACCTTCTGGGTCACCAACATCGCGACCACAGGCTTCACATTGCATTCGTCAAACGCCGCATCCACCGCCACGGTCGTTTGTCTGATCGTGCGTTAGAGGACGACACCCATGTCTCTTAGTTCAATGCTCGGTCTCAGCAGCTCTGATGCCGCCAACGAGGCGGCGCAGAAGAACACTGCGCTCGCTCAGATGTACGGCACCCAATCTACTGGACAGATCGGCGACTATCAGACCGGTGCGACCGGCGCGCTGTCGGGCGGTCTCACTTCGGCGACGGGCGCCGTCAATACTGGTACCGGTCAAGCGGCCGGCGCCTTCGGCTCGGCGGTCAATGCCTACAATCCGCTGTCGAGCCTCGGTAATCAGTATGGCGGCGCCGTCAATGCCTACTACAACGCGCTCGGCCTCAATGGTCCCGAGGGCAATGCGGCAGCGGTGTCGCAATTTCAAACATCGCCTGGCTATCAGTTTTTGCAGGATGAGGCGATGCGGGGCATCGTCAACAATGCGTCGCGGTTTGGTGCGACCGGCGGCAACACGCTCACCGCGCTGCAGGGACGCGCTGGCGATCTCGCCAACCAGCAGTGGAGCGACTACCTCAACCGCCTGCAGGGTTTTGCGCCGCTACAGCTCCAGGCAACTCAGGGTGCCGCCGCGGGTCAGGCTGCCGGCTACGGGCAGCTCGGCAATCTCTACTCCGACCAGGGCAAGACGCTCGCCGGCCTGTATACGGGCGAAGCCGGCGATGTCGCCAACGTGCTCGGCAACGTCGTGCAGTCGCAGCTCGGCGTCGGCCGCGATGTGCTGGGCGCCAACACCGCAGCCAATAACATGGTGGCACAGTCGGCGATGCAGGATGCCGCCAACCGCTGGGGCGCGATCAATGCCGGCATTGGCGCGATCGGCAACGTCTTCGGCGGCGGCAAGAAGGTGGCATAGGCTATGGCGATCAATCCATTCCGTATCGGCGAACTCAATCTCCCGAGCAACTATCCCAAGCCGCCTGCGCTTGACTTTAGCGGCATCGGCGAGCTGGGCGCCGGCATCGGCCGATATCGCGAGGAGCAAGACGTAAGCAACATCCTCAAGAGCGCGGTCGGTCCAGATGGTAACCTCGATTGGAACAAAGCGGCGACCGCGCTTGCTGTCACCGGCCGCGATCCCAGTAAATTTCTCAACGCCTTGATGCAGCAGCAGACGTTGGCGCAGCATGCGCAGACGCAGAAATCTCTGGACGCATACCACGCTGCATCGCTGAAGCAGGCAGCCGACATTGCGAAGGAAAATGCCGATCTCCGGCGCCAGGAGCTGGAGCAAGGCAAGACCTCGGAGTTTTCGATTGAAGACCCGCTCGGTCTCAAGCCAGCGACGCGCTATCGCTACAGTCCAAACATCGGCACCAAACAGGTCTTTCCGCCGCCACCCGAGCCGGTGGTGCCTGGTCCACGATCTGACGTGCCGGCGCTCGCGCCAGGCAATGTTGCGGCGGTCAATCCCGAGGAGGGTCCGCCCTATCGCGTGGCTGGTCCGCCCGTGCCGGCGCCGACGGCGGCAACCGAGCCGGTGTTGTCTGGCCGTGACCTGACGCTGCAGAACTTTGCCAAGGAGTATGGCCCCGACGCTGCAACAATCTTCCGCGATGTTCTCGACTACAAGCGCGGGCTCCCGCACGACGACAAGATCAAACAACGCTGGATTACAGCCGCGCGTCAGATCGATCCTACGTTTGATCCAACGCGGTTTGAGGAGCAATCCAAAAAGCCGACTGAGAACGAGAGCAAGTTTACCATGTATGCCAACCGCGCACTGCGCGCGGAGCAAGTGATGCGGATGCCGGATGTGCTGGCTGCCGGCATGGACTTTGGCCAGCGCACGATGGGAGCTGTTCCTTTCGTCGGCAACTACATGGTCAATCCATCCTTTCAGCGATACGACCAAGCGGCGCGCGATCTGATCAATGCTTTCCTGCGGCCAGAAAGCGGCGCGGCGATCGGGCAGTCCGAATTTAACAACGCCTACAAACAATACATGCCGCAACCTAACGACAGCCCGCAGGTGCTGAAGGACAAGCAGGACGCGCGCGAGAAGGAGATCGCCGGCATCATTGCCGGTGCCGGCAGAAACTTTGTGCCGTCGCACACGTTCGAAGGCGGCAAGATGGTCCCCAATCCAAAGGCGACCGATGTTGAGGCGGTGCTGCCGACGGTGAGGCCGGTGAAAAACGAGGCCGAGACCAACGCGATCGTCGCCAAAGCACGAGCCGCGCTTAAGCGCGATCCCACTGCTGACGACGAGATCGTCCGCATGCTTGAGGAACGCAAGGTGCCTAACGCCAGACGGCTATTGCTGGGACGCTAAACCATGGCCGAGGACGATCCGTTTGCGCATATCAGCGCCACGAGGAATGCTGCCTCGGAGGACGATCCGTTTGCGCATATCGGCGCGCCGAAAGCGACGCTCGGTGAAACGGCGCTCGAC